GGCTGAGCAAATCGCACAAGCAGACGAATACGCAGATAAGCAGGCCAAGGCCAGGGCTGAGCTGACACAGTACGCACAGGCGTTGTCCACCCAAACACTGCCAGCCGTCACCGCCTTCACCGGTGCGCTGGCTGACACAGCAAAAGAAATGCTAGGCGTGGGGCAGGGCGCGGACAGCCTCAAAGGAAACACGGGCGTTGCTGATTTCGCTGAGAGTGCCGTGCGCGCGCTTGGTTTCATCATTGATGCTGGTGATGGCGTTGCGCGGGTATTCCAGGCCATTGGCGGGACTATTGGCGCGGCGGCAGCGCAGGCATCCGCCGTGGCGAGTGGCGAGCTCAAACAAGCCATTAGCATCGGCAAGGATTGGCAGCAGGAAATGGCGGCAATCGCCGACAAACCCCTGTTCAGCTCAAAACTTGCAGCCCGTCTTGCGGCTGGCAAAACCGCAACCGGTGGGGCCCCTGCTGCCGCGTTGCCCGCGCTGAAATACACCGGCGCATCGTCAAGGAAAGCGGGCGGTGGTGCGGGCGACGACCCCATGAAAAAGCTGCTGGACAGCCAGCTCAAAGCCTACGAAAACGCGGTCAAGGAAGAAGAGGACATTCTGCGTTCGCGAAACCGCATGCTCGACCTGTACAACGGCGAGAACCTGCTTTCCACGGCGGACTACTTCGCTGGCAAGCGCACCGCGCAAGAAGAAGCTGTCAACGCCCAGGCCGCGCTGTACGACAAAGAGATTGCAGCGCTGGAGGCCTACAAATCGAAGGCCAAGAAAGCCACCGACCAAGAGGCAACGCAAGGCAAGATCAACGACCTGACGGCGAAGAAGATCGCCCTGTACCGCGATGCTGGGCAGGCCGCGATTGAGATGGGCTTTGCCGAATCAAAGGCCGCGCAGTCGTTGAGAGACCAGCTTTCCGGCGTCAATGCCGACGTGCTGGAGTTGACCGGGAACCTTTCGGCGGCATCAAAGATCCGGCTCGACCAGCAGTACAAGGATCTGATCTCACGGCTGACGGCAAACGGCGACACCGCTGGGCTGGATCAGGTCGGCAAACTCAAGAGCCTCAAGACTGCCCAAACCGACTACAACGCAGAGCAGGAAAAAGCCTCTCAAATTCTGGCCACGTTGCAGATTCAGGAAGACCGCATTGGTATCGCGCGCCAGCTGGGTGCAGACACTGAATTTGGTTCTCTGACCAAACTTGGTGAAGCCCGGCGCGCCACATTGCTGCAGATGGAATCTGTGCTGCTGGCTCAAGAGGCCATCGCAAAAGCGTCGGGAAATCCTGCACTCATCCTGCAAGCCGAACAAGCCCGTGTCGCGTGGGAAAAGCTGGCCGCCACGGTTGACCCGCTGGCGAACAAGCTGAATTCAGCCATCGATGAAGCGGCAGGCCAGGCCTTTGCCGACTACATCAGCGGAGCCAAGTCTGCAAAAGACGCTGTTAACGACTTCGGCAAAAGCGTGATCAACGAGATCAATGGGCTTGTGTCCAAGCAACTTGGCAAGCAGTTGATGGAATCCCTTTTTGGCGATGTCTCCAAGGGCGGCGGCGCTGGTGGGTTCCTATCCCAATTGTTCGGCACAAGCGGCGCGACTGCTGGCGGCGGGGCGGGCGGTCTGTTCTCGGGGCTGGGTGGGTTCTTCTCGAACCTCTTTGGCTTTGCTGGCGGCGGCATTGCTGCGCCGGGATCGCTGCACCGCGTGAACGAGAACGGCCCCGAGATGCTGGACTACCAGGGCAAGCAGTTCCTGATGATGGGCGCGGGTAGCGGCAAGGTCACGTCCAATCGGGCGATGGGCAGCGCGTCCTCTCCCGTCATCAACATCACCGTGCCAGGCAATGTGGATCGTCGCACTGCGGAGCAAGTGGCCTCTAAGGTCAGCTCTGCCATGACCCGCGCCATGGCCAGGGGGACAGCATGAGTTTCTTTGAAGAGCGATTCCCATCGTGCATCAAGTTTGGCGTGACGGGTGGCCCACGCTTTAGCACAAGCAAGGCGACCTCACAAAATGGCTTCACTTCAAAGCAACGGAATTGGCTCTATCCGCTGCAGTCGTACCAGGCCGACAACGCCATCAAGAACGAGGCAGATTTCGAGGCCGTGCGTGCGTTCTTTTACAACGTGTACGGCGGCTTTGACGGCTTCCGATTCAAAGATTGGTCCGATTACAAAGTGGCTGATGGGCAGGGCGTCATCATCACCCATGATGATGACTCCAAGCAGCTGGCGCGGGCGTACACATACGGCGCGCGTACCTTCATTCGCCCCATCACCAAACCCGTGCCTGGCACCGTGGTGATAACCGGTGGCGGAACGCTCGACTACACGACAGGCTTGATATCTGAAGGCGATCCGGTTTCCTGGACGGGCGAGTTTGACGTGCCCGTGGAGTTTGCCGAAGACCTCATGGATGTTGAGGTGGTCAATCGTTCGGGCACCAAGGGCCTGTTTTTATCTTGGGCGTCACTGCAGCTGCAAGAGATTCGCCTATGACCTCCCCCATGTCTCCTGAACTCCTCGCCCACTACCAATCCGGCCACACCACCATCGCCACCGGCCTGCGCATCGAGCGCACCGACGGCGAGGTGTTCGCCTTCACCTCCGCAGACCACAGCGCCACCATCGAGGGCGTGCGCTACCTTGCAGGCCCCGGCCTCGACATTTCCGCCCTGTCCACCCAGGCCGGCACCAGCGTGGACAACCTGGAGTTGACCGTCTTCCCCGACGAAGAACTGCTTACCCGCCCCAGCTTCCTCGCGGGCCTGTGGGCCGGCGCCCGGTTCACCCTGTTTGAGTACAACTGGGCGGATGTCTCCATGGGCGTGCACACCCTCAAACGCGGGTGGCTGGGCCAGCCCAAAATCAACCAGGGCGCCTTCACCATCGAGCTGCGCAGCCTGCGCCAAGCCCTGCAGCAGCAGATCGGCGCCTACACCACGCAAACCTGCCGCGCCCGCCTGGGTGACGCGCGGTGTGGGGTGGATTTGGCCCCACTCACCCACACCACCACCGTCACCGCCGTGGCCGATCTCTACAACCTCACGGGCAACGCCGTTCAGGCCGATGACTACTACGCCGAGGGTTCTATCGCCTTCACCAGCGGCGGCAACCAGGGCGTGGCGCGCAAAGTAAAGGCCTACACCTCGGGCGCCTTCGTGCTGGCCCTGCCGCTGCCCTTCCTGCCCGAGGTGGGCGACAACTTCACCGCCATCGCCGGCTGCCGAAAACGCTTGAACGACTGCCGCGACACCTTTAACAACGTGCTCAATTTTCAGGGCGAACCCCACAGCCCCGGCATCGACGCACTTACCGCCTACCCCACCCCCGGGAGTGACGCCGAATGAACGACATCGTTACCGAAGCACGCACATGGGTGGGAACTCCCTACCACCATCAGGCCCGGCTCAAGGGCGTGGGTGTGGACTGCGCCGGCCTCGTCATCGGCGTGGCCCGCGCGCTCGACCTGGTGGCGCCCGCATTCGACGTGGCCGGCTATGCCCGCCAGCCCGATGGCTGGAGCTTCTTGGCATGGGCTGATCAGCACATGTCCCGCATCCCCCGCGCCACCATGGCCCCTGGTAATTGTGTGGTGGTGCGCTTCGGCCAGCACCCCCAGCACATCGGCATCGTGGGTGATTACCTGCACGGCGGCCACTCCATCATCCACGCCCTGGTGGGCAAAGGCGTGGTCGAGACCCGCCTGCTGCTCGACGACAACATGCAATTTGTGGCCGCTTATGAGATGCCAGGGGAGGGCGCATGGCGCAGCTAGTTCTCGGCGTTGCGGGTGCGGTTGTCGGAAGTGCATTCGGCATGCCCGGCATCGGCTGGGCCATCGGCTCGGCCATCGGTGGCGCCCTCGCGCCCACGCAAAAAAGCTACGGCCCGCGTCTGTCCGACCTCAAGGTCACCACGGTCGAATATGGCTCGCCCATCCCCCTCATCGAGGGCCACCCCCGCATCAGCGGCACCGTGGCCTGGTGCAGCGACAAGATCGAGGTCGAGAACACCACCAGCCAGGGCAAGGGCGGCGGTGCAGAGTCCACCAGCTACACCTACAAAGTCAACATCCTCATCCTGCTCGCCGACAACGAAATCCTCGGCATCCGCCGCATTTGGTCCACCGGCAAGCTGGTGTGGTCCATCGCCGACGACTCCGACGAAGAAACCATCGAAGCCTCCGAGGAAACCACCAGCTGGGACGCCATGCGCGTGTACACGGGAGCCATGGATCAGCTCCCCGACCCCGTGTATGAAGCTGCCGTGGGCCTGGGCAACGCCCCGGCTTATCGGGGCCGTGGCTATGTGTTTTTCGAGGGGCTCAACCTGGGCTCTTCCGGGCAACTGCCAAACCTCACATTCGAGGTCAATGCAGAAGTAGAAGGGTCCTTCGGCAATACCCGGCTGATACTCGAGGATTTCGCAAAAATTGACCGCGAATTCACCCCCCCGCATGGTGCCGCGCAGTCCACGGTCAAGATGACCGTCGTCTTCGGCAACAAGCTGCGGACGTACAGCGCCAAAGGGCCCACCCTCATTGCAGACATGCCAGCCAGCGCAGCCGTGTCGAATCCTGGTCGTGGCAATGGAGACCGCGCCGTAATGGTGTTCGACATCCTGGGCAGTGGCACAGGGGCCGATGCTGGCTATGTCGTCGCAGGGGACGGGATAGAGCACACCGTGCTGCTACCCAGCACATTCCGCACCCAGGCCCTGGGCGGCGACAGCCTGCGCTTCAGCGTGTTTCGTGATCACATCGCCGTCGGCAGCGCTTCCCCGCTGGCCGACCCCGGAGACCCCGGCAATGCCGGCAACGTGTTTGTGCACGAAATCGGAGGCGCCTACATCGGCTATGCAGCCACGGGCGCACCCGTGTCCAGCATCGCACTCACCCACGACACGCTTTATGTCCACACGTCCGGCGCCACAACGGCGCGGCAATTCGCCATCACATCAGGGGCATTCTCGGAAGATGTAGCCATCGCCCTGCCATCCGGCTCGGGCATCATGATCTTCGTGGGCGAGAGCGGCGCGCTGTATTGCGCCACCCATGAACAAGACGTGTACACCTACGTCGAGGATGGCTGGCTGTTCCTGCGCCACCTCGAAGCGGAGGGCGTGGACTTGGGGACATCCAACGCCATCCACTTCGCCAAAGCCAATGGCGATCTCTATGCGGCAGTGCCCGCTTCCAAAACGGTCGTCGACGAAAGTTTTTATGAGTATTGGTACAACACATTTTATGCCGTAGGGGAGCCCTGGAACCGCCATCTAACCGCCATGGGAGCAGCCCGGGCACAGTACTACATCCATGCTCTGTCGTACTACGGCCCCGACTTCGACGCGATCACAAATTGCACGCAGTTCATCACTGCGGCGACTCCCATTGATCCTCCGATATTGTCGCAATCGTTCGAAGGTTCGTACAACGCCTATGCGCTGGAACACGTCGACATTGCGACCAGGGCCAGGGTTCACAACTGGCGACTGGACGAATGGCGAGATGGAAGCTCTTCAGAAATCGTGTATCGCGTGCGGCAATACACCGGCACACCCCGCATCTTCTATGCGCATGACGTGTACCGCTCGCCCTACGATCTATCCGGCACGCTCATAGACGCTAACCTACAGAAAGTGGTCGAGCGCCTCTGCTACCGCGCCGGCCTCCAGCCCGATGACGTGGACGCCACCGCTCTGGCAGACGATTGGGTTCACGCATTCGCCATCCCCCCAGGCCCTGCCAAAGCCGCCCTCGACCAGCTGGCCGCCGCCTACTACTTCGAGTCCTACGAGTCCGACAAGCTCTATTTCGTCAAGCGCGGCGGCGACCCGGTGTTGACGATTCCGTACCGCGATCTCGGCGCTGATGAGCAGCTGCAAATCACCGACCCCAACGACCTGGAGCTGCCCGCGCAGGTGTACGTCACGTACCAAAACCTGAGTGACGACTACCAGCAAGGCAGCGAGCAAAGCGACCGCCTCACCACCGACAGCACCGCCATCAACAACATCCAGTTGGCCTTGGGCTTCGAGCCCGCACAGGCCAAGGGCATTGCCGACACTGCATGCCTCGATCAGACCATCGGCGCCCGCAGCCTCGCTTTCGCACTCGACCGCCGCTACGCCCAGCTGGTGCCCACCGACGTGGTGCTGCTGGACGACAACTTCGGCAACACCTTCCGCGCCCGCGTCATCAAAGTGTCAGACGCCGACGGCGTGCGCACCGTCGAAGCTGTGGCCGACGACGCCAGCGCCCTCAACCCCACCGGCACCACCTCCGACAACTACACCCCCAGATACACCGTGCGCGCCCGCGCGCTCACCGACCTGCTGCTGCTCGACATGCCCATCCTGCGGGACGTGGACGACACCCCCAGCCTCTACGCCGTGGGCGACGGCCTGGGCGGCACCTGGCCCGGCTGGGCGCTCTACATCAACAGCGTGGCCAGCGGCACCAGCCCCAACGGCGCGCAGCAGGGCGCCGCGGTCGATGTGCTGGGCGACTGGGCCGGCCACTTGGTGGACGAGTGCAACAGCGTCACCGTGCAGCTCAACCCCAGCGACCAGCTCACCAGCATCACCCACGACCAGCTCACCAGCACCATCCTCAACTACGCCGTGCTGGGCGTGCATGGCCGGTGGGAAGTCATCCAGTTCCGCTCCGCGCAGCTCGTGGCCACGGGCCGCTACAAGCTCACCGGCATCATCCGGGGCCAGCTCGGCACCGAGCAACACCGGGGCAGCCACCAGATTGGCGACCGCTTCGTCTTGCTCACGGGCGACGGCATGCTGCGCCCCCCTGGCAGCGTGGCCGACATCCTCCAGCCCCGCGCCTTCCTGGGCGTCACCATCGGCGCCCGGCTCGACAGCGCCACGGCGCAGACCTTCACCCTCACCGGCGAGGGCCTGCGCCCCTATGCCCCCGTCAACCTGCGCCAGGCCCCCCAGCCCTCGGGCGACCTGGTGCTGACATGGGACAGACGCACCCGCTACCAGACCAACCTGCTCACCGGCGTCGTGCCCCTGGGCGAGTCGGACGAAGCCTACGACATCGAAATCTACAGCGGCGCCACGCTCAAGCGCACCCTCACCAGCGCCACGCCCACCGCTACGTACACCGCCGCCCAGCAGGTGGCCGACTTCGGCGCCACGCAGGCCCACGTGTCCACCCGCATCTACCAACGCAGCGCCATCGTCGGGCGCGGCACCCCTTTGATTTTTGAGGCCTAACCCCCCACCGCCATGGCAGACTACACCAGCCCCATCCAGCCCATCGAGGCCGCCACCAATGCGGCCACCCGCCTGAACGAAAACTTCGACGCCGCCAGCCCCGCCATGCTCTACGGGCGGGATGCGCGCACCACCACCGGCCTGACGTGGGGCTATGTCGGCGGGCGCTTCGGTAGTGCGCTCATCACATCCGGCACCGTCACGCTCGACGCCTCCACCACCAACTACTTAGTAGCCGCCCAGGCCGATGGCGCCGTCAGCGTGTCAGACACCACCACAGATTGGGACGATGCTGCCAACTTCTTGCGGCTCTACAAAATCACTACCGGGGCGGCTGCCGTCACAGGCTACGAAGACCACCGACAGGCCATCGGCGGCGCGGGCGGGGGTGGTGGGGGCATGACCAACCCCATGACGACAGCCGGTGACATGATCATCGGCGGCGCATCGGGCGCACCCACGCGACTGGCTGCCGGCACGAACACCATTGACGTGCTTGGCATGGCATCCGGCGCCCCCGCATGGGTCAAGCGCGCCCCGCTCATCATCCCCATCGCATGCTCGGACGAGTCCACGGCGCTGACCACTGGTGCGGCCAAGGTCACCTTTCGCATGCCCTGCGCCATGACCCTGGTAGCCGTGCGCTCAAGCCTCACCA